AAGACCTAGAAGCAAAGGTTGCTTCTTTAGAAGAGTCTAACGTTGTCGTTGAGGAAGAGCCAGTACAAGAGTCTGGTAAAAGAGTTCCTATCGCTTCAAAGGGTGAGCACGGTAAAGTAGTTCCATGGAACCCAATGCATAGAGAAGAATTTTGGACTTTCATTTACGATAAAAGATCTTTATCCGATGAGGAGAAGAAGCAACTAGGCTTATAATATGGCAACAGTAAAAGTAATAGATTTAATTGATAGAGCAGAAGAGATTCTGCAGGATACGACCAATGTCAGATGGTCTCAACAAACTCTCTTAGATTATCTTAATGATGCTCAAAGAGAGATAGTGTTATTTCGACCCGATGCAAATCCTGTCAATGCATCTTTTACTTTGACAGCCGATAGTGCTAAACAGTCTTTACCAAGTGCAGCACTAAGACTATTGTCAATCTACAGAAACTCTAATCCAACCTCTAAACCTATAACCAATATAGAAAGAAGAGTTTTAGATGATCAGATAGAAGACTGGCATGGTACAACCGCAACAAATGTAGAGCATTATGTGTACGATCCATTGGATCCAAAAATATTTTATGTTTATCCACACACAACAGCTTCCGATGCAACTATAGAAATTGTTTATAGTTCTTCACCAACAGATATAACCATTAGTAACTTTAGTTCTGATACTACAGTAATATCCTTAGATGATATTTATGCTAATGCTATTTTAGACTATATGCTTTACAGGGCTTACCAAAAAGACACAGAGTATGCTGGAGACTTGCAAAGATCAGGAGTTTATATGCAGTCTTTCCAAAACTCTTTAGGAATTAAAAATCAAGTTGATGCTGGATCTTCCCCAAGACCATCAACACCAGCCCAATAATGAATAATGGCAGTAGCAAAGAAAATAGAAACTTTAGTACCAAAGGTCAAAAGAGAAGTTCCTAGCTGTCCATCGTTCTTAATAATTGAAGAATTAAGAAACACACTTATCGATTTCTGTGTCAACACAGACATATATTTACAAGATCTAACTCTTTTACAAGTAGTTAAGAACGTTAATGAGTATGAAGCTGGTGACTTAGATATCCCGGCTGGCACAGAGCTCAACCACATTTTAGATATCTACAAAGAGTTTTCAGAAAGCTCAGGGACTCAAATATCTCAAAAAAGATATACAAGGTTAGAAGCTAAAGCACAAATAGGCGGTGTTTCTATATTTGATTTTTATGGTAAAGGTGCTGTTAGGTTTTACACACAGAAAGATCAAGAAACTATTTTATTTGCTCCAACCCCAACAGTTAATGAAAAACTTTATGTACTTTATTCATTAAAGCCAAAACAAACAGCAACAACAATACCAAACATAATTGCTAATGAATATATGGAAACCATTGTACATGGTGCTCTATACAGACTACAAATGATGAAAGATAGTCCTTGGACTGATTTACAAGCAGCAGATCTTAATAAAATTATGTATGATAAAGGTGAAGCAAGAGCAGTACGTAAAACAAAATATGGAAATGTAGGTGCTCCACTAACTGTTAAATATCAGGAGTTTGTATAATGGCATATTCAGAAACAATTAAATTAGTTAAAGGAGATACACTCCCAGAACTAACTATTACATTAAAAGACAGCAATACTGCTGCAGCTGGACAAACATTAGATGCAGAAGACCCAGAAACATTTGCACCTGTTGATATTACTGGTGGTACAGTAAGAGTAAGAATCAGACAGGTTGGAGAAACAACAATATTAAAAACAGTAGTAGCAACAATAACAGATGCCTCAAATGGTCAAGTAACCATGCTTTTCCCTTCTGACACTTTTTCAGAAGCAGGAATATATGAAGCAGAGGTTGAGTTCACTAAATCGGATGGCAACATCCAAACAGTTAATGATTTAATTAAATTAAGCGTGAGAGATGATTTTGACTAATGGCTATAAGATTAAAGGTAGAATACTCTGCTCTAGACATTACAATATCGAAGCAAGAGTTTGCTTCTCTATCGCAATCAACTGAACCCTCAGCCCTTTTACAATATTTAAACCTTAAGACAGATTTAGATTATTTAAATCTAAATATGAGTCTGTTCTTAGATTCCGATACTAAGAACCTATACTTCTCATCCCAATATGGTTCAGATCAGGTACAGGTAGTATCACTATCTGAAGAAGCCATTAAGAGCTTTGATCCAAGCAAAACAGATAGCTTGTCTATGGGTGATGATGATCTTGTCTTTGCTATTGGCTTAGGCAAAGATGAAGAAATATTTATTACTGAAGAGCTAGCCAAAGCAGTCTTCTACAATAGATCCTTGTCTGATTCTTATTCAGTTAGTGATGCCATAGATACTCTGGACACCTCTCTCGGGAAAACAGACACCGCCACAATCACAGAAGATCTAGTTAAAGCAGTAGACATTCCAGAATCCGATACAATATCTCTATCAGAATCTGATGTTAAAAGTTTTAATAAGGCTAGAGGCGATAGTATTAGCTTTACTGATGTTGAGGTTAAAGACTTTGAAACCAGTAAGAGTGATGCAGTAAGCATTGCTGAAGCAGATGCTAAATTATTCTCTGCCCCGAAAGCAGACAGCCTATCTATATCAGAAGACGATACCAAGCTATTTAGCTTACCAAAATCAGATAGCGTAACTATTTCTGAATCATTCTCTAGAGTCGTACAATTTGATCGAGACTTTTCTGATGGGTTTACTCTTGATGATAGAAGTAGTGTTACCGATGAACTGCAGACAGATATAGGTCTAGTAAAAGGGAATCTAGTTAATATGACAGAAGATCTGTTGTATGCCTTTAGTAAAGCTTTGGCTGACTCATACTCTTTATCTGAATCGGCAGCCTTATCATATGGTGCCAATAAAACAGAAACAGTCAGCTTATCTGATTCTCCAGTCATATTGGCTTCTGTTGTCAAAGATGATTCGGTAAATATGTCTGAATCGCATCTTTATGCTTTTTCTACAGCAAGATCAGATAGTGTTAGTGTGTCAGATAGCCCTGCACTTAACCCATCGTTACCCAAAGATGATGCGTTAAGTTTATCGGATTCTAGTGTGTTTTCTTTTGGCGGAGTAAAGTCTGATAATGTTTTACTATCTGAGCAAGAAGTGATATCTTTTTCAAAGGCTTTATCGGATATTGCTACCATTTCGGAAAGTATAAATATTCTATTTGTACCCGGTGGGACCAGTGTTCTCAATACAGCCGCTTTAAACACTAGTGTATTAAATTAGGAGACTACATGATAAACGATAACTTAAAACTTAAAGGTCGATTAAAGGTCGCTATTAACGGTGAAACTGTTAAAGAAATTGATAACGTTGTTGTTTCTGATGGTAAAGGCTATGTTGCTTCTAGAATGAAAGATGCAACAGCAACGGCTATGTCACACATGGCTATTGGTACTGGATCAACAGCAGCATCATCGTCTGATTCTGCATTAGAAACTGAAGCAGGTAGAGTTTCTTTAACTTCTACTACAGTTTCTGCTAACGAAGTTGAATATGTTGCAACTTTTGGTGCTGGTACTGGTACTGGAGCAATTACTGAAGCAGGTATTTTAAATGCTTCTTCTTCAGGAACATTACTTTGTAGAACAGTTTTTTCAGTTGTTAATAAAGGATCATCTGACTCAATGACAATTACTTGGACAGTTACAGTCAGCTAATAAATTAGGAGGCTATAACTGTGGGAATTGTTTTTAAGAACAATGCCAAGACAACTCTTGCATCGGGTATTACCGACACAGCAACATCCGCAACCGTTGTTGACGGTAGCGTATTCCCATCTTTAGGTGCAGGCGAGTACTTTTTTTGTACATTTGATACTGGTACGCAAAATGAAATAGTAAAGGTTACTGCTAGATCCGGTAACACCCTTACTATTGTCCGTGCTCAAGACAATACCACAGCTAAAGCTTTTTCATCCGGTAATGCCGCTGAACTCAGAGTTACAGCTGGTGTTCTAGAAAACATCCAAGAAAACATAGCAGCTAAGTCTGCTAATCAAACTATTTACTCAACCACCACAGCAAGTAGTGCAACTTCATACGACATTGGCATAGATCCCGGAGTGGAGGCAAATGCTAGTGTCTTTTTAGACGGGGTTTACCAACATCACGATACGTTTTCATTTAGTGGTTCAACTTTAACTTTTGACGCAGCTCCAGTAGACGGTACAGCTTTAGAAGTAATTGTTGATAATTTAATTAATTTACAGTCTTCTAATTTAAGTGTAGATACCTTTACCGCAGCTGATGTTGGTGGCAACCCTCAAACAGACTTTACTTTATCCGATGTCCCCGGAGCAGAGACCAACTTAATTGTCTTTGTTGATGGTGTCTTTCAAAACCAAGACTCCTATACTTTTTCGAACAACACATTAACCATGACAGACGGTGTTACTGCTGATCGAGTAGTAACCGTTTATATAATCAACCCCGTCAACATTGGTACCCCAAGCGATGGCACTATTACCAGTGCTAAATTATCTGGAGACATTACCTTTCCGGGAGACATTACAGTTACAGGCGATGTTGCTTTTGACTCGCCAACCTTTGTAGTTGATAACGCTAACTCAAGAGTGGGTATTGGTACCGCCGCTCCATCAACCTTATTGGATATTGTTGGTGACGTAAAAATGTCAGCCGACCTAACAGTAGATACAGACAGCCTGCACGTAGACTCTGCTAATAACAGAGTAGGTATCGGTACAGCAAGTCCAGCCCAAGATTTAGAGCTAAATAAAAATGCTGCAAATGTAAACTTAAACATTAGAAGTTCAGATACAGGTAACGCTACATTGCTATTAGGCGACCAGAGCGATTTAAGTGTTGCTTCTATTACCTTAGATAACTCTAGCAACGATTTAATCTTTAAAAATAATAATCAACAAACAGCCATGACTATTGATTCATCGCTTAATGTAGGCATTGGAAACTCTTCCCCACAAAGAAGGCTTACTGTTGGTGATGGTTCAGGTTCTGAAATCATGTCTATTTATGCAGGTACTGGTTCAGCTTCAGCTTTGCATTTTACCGATACAAATACAACAACCGACTTTCAAGGCTTTGTAACATACGACCATAGTGCAGATGCTTTAAGATTTGGTGCTGCAGAAGCAGAAGGTATGCGACTAACCTCAACAGGGTTAGGTATTGGGACAACTAGTCCTTCAACCAACACTTTAACTATAACTGGTAAATATTTACTTTTATCTGATAGTCAAACAAAACTTGGAGATAATGGCATTATTGGTGGTGGTGCTGCTGATGGTAACAGTCGCTTAGAATATTTCACAGGTAAATATTTTTCAATTACACAATCAGGAACAGAAAAACTCAGAATCGACAGTTCAGGCATACTTTCAGTAGGAACTACTGACACTAATGTTGCCAATAATTCTGGTTCTGGTAATGATGGTGTCAATATTCACCCAGACAGCATAAGAGTAGCTAGAACAGATGGCGATATGATGTTACTTAACCGTTTAAATACAGATGGTGATGTTGTCAAAATACTCAAAGACGGCACTTCAGTAGGTTCACTAGCTGCAAGAATTGGTGACTTAGTAATAGGTAACAATGATGTAGGTCTTAGATTCAGTGATGGTGGTGATTCAATACTACCAGCCCAATCAGGCTCAACTGGGGATAGAGATATTGCCATTGACTTAGGTGCTAGTGGAGCAAGATTCAAAAGTCTTTACCTAAGAAACTTCACTTGGAATGATGACCAACTAAGAATACCATCAGCTTCAGGTGGCGATGGTGATATATTCTTAGGCAGTTATTTGCACATCTATGGCAGAAACAGAAGTAACACTGCTGCCATTACTTTAAACACCACATACGATGGTGCAGAATCAGATGACTACACACCAATATATTCAGGTAGTGCTGGTGCTGGTCAATTAGTAATGAAACAATCGGCAGGTGGAGAGGGCAGTCTGAGAGTGTATGTCAAAACACATGGCACAAATTCAGCATCAGCAGCACTATCAACCTTTACTCAAATAGCTGATTTTAACGATGCAGGTTATTTTAATGCTAGTAATGGTCTTTATGTTAATGGTGCATCAGTTGTAAGTACCACAAATGACTTTAGTTTAAATGGTGGCAACTGGTCTGGTAACGATAGATTTAATCTTTCTGTAACTCAATTTGATGCAGGTGCAACTTTTCAAACAGGTGAGTTTGTTTTATTTGGCGACCACGATGGCACTAAAGATAAAATGCTTACCCTCAAAAGAGCAGGAAGCGATGTCTTTACTGTAGATTCTGGTGGCAGTGTAGGTATTGGAAATACCGATCCAACAGCTAAATTAGAAGTTGGAAATGGTAGTTCTACTTATGTAAAACTTAGAAATGCTTCAACTGGAGATATATCAAGTGGTTATAATATTGAATCTGGGAGTACTACTACTACTTCTCTTTATGGCAATGCTAGTGAGGGGTGGACAACACTATTATCAGGTGGTTCTTTACATTTTAGAGTAAATAATGCAGTTTCAGGATTTAATGCACTGAATATTACTACCTCAAGCAATGTGTTAATTAACACAGCATCATCATTTAGTAGCGGTAAATTAGACGTTCTGGGTGGCACCAACAACGCTGTTGAAGCTATGGGTGTTAAAAACAATGCTAGTGGTTCATACAATGTGATGATGAAGTTCTTCACCAGTTCTGGTGCTGTTGGCAGAATAGACTGGGACAACACAGGTTCATCTATGGGCTTCACTAATTTATCAGATGCAAGGTTAAAAGAAGTCACAGGTGAGGCTAGAGGCTTGGATTTAATTACAAAACTTAATCCAGTTAAATATTATTTTAAAAACAACGATTGGGAATCAGAAGGTTTGGTTGCACAAGAAGTTGAACAAGCATATCAGGATTTAGGTGATACCCCTGTTGGTGTTAGACCACCAGAAGATGAAGACGATTATTACCATTTAAGTACAGGTCATTTTGTCGTCAATTTAATCAAAGCAGTACAAGAACAACAAGAACAAATAGAACAATTAAAAGGTAGAATAGAGGAATTAGAAAATGGCTAATACTAAGATCACAACCAACGTCATAGCAGATGGAGCAATTACCTCCGCTAAACTTGATAGCAGCAGTTTATCTATTCCATCTACCGCCACAGCAACCACACAAAGTGCTGGGGATAACTCTACCAAGGTAGCGACAACAGCTTACGTTGAAACAGCGGTCTCTAATTTAGTTTCCGCCGCACCCGCAGCCTTAGATACTTTAGACGAACTAGCCGCAGCATTAGGTGACGATGCTAACTTCTCAACCACAATAACCAACTCACTGGCTCTAAAAGCTCCATTGGCAAGCCCAGATTTTACAGGTGACGTTACTTTTGATACATCTACATTAGTTGTTGATTCAACCAACAACAGAGTAGGTGTTGGGATTGCAAGTCCTTCACACCCTTTACACGTTTCTGGTGCAAGTGGTGCTACTCAAGCATTTTTTAATACAACAAGTGGAAATACAAATTTTCAAATTAAAGTCACAGAAGATGCTGGAACTGTATTAATTTCAAAAGACAACACAGCAGCAAGAAGCCTGAGTTTTCAGATTGGGGAATCAAATGTAGCCATGACCATTGACACATCAGGCAACATAGCAGTCTCAGGCACAGTAGATGGCAGAGATATAGCATCAGATGGTTCTAAGTTAGATGGTATTGAATCAGGTGCAACAGCTGATCAAACAGCTTCAGAAATATTAACAGCTATTAAAACAGTAGATGGCTCTGGTTCTGGATTAGATGCTGATCTATTAGATGGTATCTCTTCTGCATCTTTCTTAAGGTCAGATGCTACAGATACAGCATCAGGAGATTTAACATTTACAGGATTCTGTACATTTGATAATGATGCCAGCCCAGCAGTTAAAATTATTTCTGATGATTTTGCAGAAGGTTTAGAAATACATAGAAACCATGCAACCCTTGCACCAGCTATAAAATTTACAAATACCACTGGACAACTTGGTATTTTATTTGCTAATAGTTCAGGAGTATTGCAGTGGAGAGACTTAGAAACTACAAATTCATATAGCATATGGCACGCTGGCAACGATGGATCAGGCAGTGGTTTAGATGCTGACCTATTAGATGGTGTACAAGGTTCAAGCTATTTAAGATCAGATGCTTCAGATACCTTCACAACACTATCTGGTACACAGCTTAATTTAGGTTCAGAAGTACAATTAAGAGAATCCACTGACAGACCAGATTTACTACAGATTACATCAAGCACATCTACATGGGCTGGATTGCAGGTAAGAAATTCAAACAATGAAGGCAGATGGTCATTTATGACCGATGGTACTCTTGCAGGTATCTACGATGATGAAAATAGTAAATGGCACATCCAAATGGATGAGAATGGCGAGACTAGACTTTATAGCAATGCTACTGAAAGAATCACAGCAACAAGTGTTGGTGCAGATATTCTTGGTCAGTTGTATGTTGATAGCACAACAGACGCCAAATTTATTTTACAAGGTAGCAGCGATCCATATATGGTCTTCAAAGAAGGAACAACCGATAAATGTCATATTGGCTGGGATTCAGTTAATACCAGAATATTTTTTACTGCTGTTGAAGATAACTCTGGTGGTGGGGCACAAGGTAATTTTATTTTTAAGTCTGGTGATTTAGATGATCCATTAAAAATTGGTCTTGCTGCAAGTGACAGTGACATTTATGGTTATGTTTATGCTGAACATGGTAATACTATTGGTTTCTTAGACCAAGATGCTAACTGGGCTATAAAACATGTGCATGATAGTAGAACAGAATTTTATGACAACAATTCATTAGTATTTTCAATCGGACAAGGTGCAAACTTAGGTGATTATGGTAGCGTAGCAACCTGCGATGGTGGTAAAGGTGGTTGGGCTGGATATTCCATTGAAGGTCGTGTTGTTTTCATGCACGACATAGATACTAACTCATGGGGTATCTTCAACGATGTCAATAATGAATGGATGATTCTAGGTGACTTAAATGGCACAGTAGGTCTTAGATATGATGGTGTATCAAGGCTAGAAACTAGAAGTAATGGTGTTTATATCAATAACACATTAGATATTGTTTCTAACATTGATGATGTAGTTGATATTTACTTACAAGACCAATTAATACATTCAGGCGATACTAATAATTATTTCCAGTTTGATGCTGCAGATGGCAACAGATTTGTTCTAAATGGTCAAGAACAAGTCAAAATGAGAACCGGTGATACTAACAATATGATGGAAGTAAATAACCAATCTACTTCTCATGGTGCTAATGTATTTATGGCAAACTCAGCCAGAAGTGCAACTGGAGCTTATGACTTCTTAGAATCATTTTCTGGCTTCTCAGATGCAGAATTTAGGTTAAGAGGTGATGGTCAGGCTTATGCCGATGGTTCATGGAATGGTGGTGGTGCTGACTATGCTGAGTTCTTTGAAAGCACAGATGGCACAGCAATTCCTTTAGGCACAACTGTTGTTTTAGATGAAGGCAAAGTTAGAGCAGCGACAGCAGATGATGATGTTTCACAAATCATAGGTGTAGTAAGACCTAAAGGAGAAGGCAACAATTCATGTGTTATTGGTAATGCTGCTTGGAACTATTGGAATGACAAATACCTAAGAGACGATTTTGGACAATATATTTATGACGAGCATCAGGTAGTATCTTGGGTAGTAACAGGTGAAGAGAATGGTAGAGAAACTAGAGAGCCACACAGTTATGAAGATTGGAATATTCCTGAAGATGTAGTCATTCCTGATGATGCAGTATATGAAGAATTTGACGTAAATGGTAATAGATTTAAACATAAAAGATTAAATCCAAATTTTGATGAAACTCAAACTTATTTACCAAGAGATGAAAGAGATGAGTGGAATGTAATTGGTCTAGTAGGTCAAGTCAGAATTCTTGTTAATCAACCTAAACCTAGTAATTGGATTAAGTTGAGAGACATTTCTGATAATGTAGAGGAATGGTTTATAAAATAGGTTGATAAAAAATGGCTAAAACAAAAGTAACAGGTGAATATTTAAAAGACTCAGTAGTACGTTTTACTGCTAAAGCTGGTGAGAACATCACCAAAGGTAACGCTGTTTATATTTCAGGTATCTCTGGCGAGTTGCCCGTTGTCTCTCTAGCAGACGCAGATGACACTGCTAAGATGCCAGCCTTTGGTTTAGCCGAGGCTACTGTATCTACCAATGATGAATTAGAAGTAACCAGTTTTGGTACATTAGCTAATTTAGATACTTCTTCTTACACACTAGGCGATATTTTATACGTTGGCACAACAGCTGGTGCTTTAACAAACGATCCGGCAGGCTTGGAAGCCACCAAACTACAGAACATAGGTATTGTCCAAAGAGTTCATGCGTCCAATGGATCAATCAAGGTGGGCGGTGCCGGGAGAACAAATGCCGTACCAAATTTAGATGATGGCGATATATTTATAGGTGACTCAAACAACAAAGCCGTATCTTCAGCTTTATCAACAGAAATAGAAAGCTACCTAGATGGTGGCACATCGACCCCAACCTTTGCATCTGCTACAGTATCAGGTGAAATCACAGCCAATGGTGGTATTGCGTTAGGCGATAACGACAAAGCTACCTTTGGTGCTTCAGATGACTTAGAAATTTATCACGATGGTTCTAACAGTTATATTAAAGATACTGGTACAGGCAACTTATTGATTCAAGGTTCAGCACAGGTCAATCTTGGTGGGGCAGATGGCACTATAGGTGTGCAATTTGTTGAAGGTGCTAATGTTACATTAAGACATAATAACTCACCAAAACTATCCACCGCCTCAACAGGTATAGATGTTACAGGGACAGCCACAATGGATGGTTTGACTGTTGATGGTAACGTTTCTGTAGATGGCGGCACAATCAAACTAGATGGTAACTATCCAACAGGTACTAATAACGTAGCTTTAGGTGATAGTGCTTTAGGCTCTGGTTCATTAAGTGGTGGAGATAATACCGCAGTCGGTTTTGGCTCACTAAGCAATAATACTACAGGCTCACAAAATACAGCTTTTGGTTTATATTCTGGACTAGATATAACTACAGGTACTTTTAATGTTGCTCTCGGCTATAGGTCGATGGGTAATGGTGCAACAAATACAGCTAGTAATAATGTAGCAGTAGGTGCATATAGTTTAGATGCTAATACTTCAGGTACAAGTAATATTGCTATTGGTCGAGATGCTTTAAGTGCCAACACTACAGCATCTAATAATACTGCGATTGGTTATTCAGCTTTAACATCTAATACTACAGGTACTTTAAATACTGCTGTCGGAGTAAATGCTTTATTTTCTAACACTACAGGGGTAAATAATGATGCCTTTGGTGCTGAAGCTTTAGATGTCAATACTACTGGTAGTAAAAACGTAGCTATAGGTCGAGCTTCATTAGGTGCTAATACTACAGCATCAGATAATACAGCTTTAGGATATGCTGCACTTTTCTCTAACACTACAGGTACTAATAATACCGCAGCTGGTTCTGAAGCTTTGGATTCTAATAGTACAGGAGATAATAATGCAGGTTTTGGTAGAGCAGCTTTAGGTGGTAATACTACAGGTGGTGCTAATACAGCTCTAGGTTCTCAATCTCTTCTTGCCAATACAACAGCAAACCACAATACTGGTGTTGGTTATTTAGCCTTAGGTCTAAATACTACAGGTGAATATAATACAGCAGTAGGTTCTTTAGCTTTAGATGCCAATACTACAGCAAACAGCAATACTGGTGTAGGATATTCAGCTTTATCAGAAAATACTACAGGTGCTCAAAATACAGCATTAGGTGTTTTAGCTTTAGCAACCAATTCAACAGGAACTTCCAATACTGCAGTTGGTTACGCAGCTTTATCAGTTACAACTGGTCCTGGTTTAAATACTGCTGTCGGAGCTTATGCTTTAGAAGAAAATACTACAGGAAGTTTAAATACAGCTATTGGTTATGAAGCTCTTGAATTAAATACGACTGCTGCTGGTAATACCGCAGTAGGCTCACAAGCCTTAAAAGCCAATACTACAGGTTCTAATAATGTAGCTTTAGGAAAATCTGCTTTATATAGTAATGTTTCAGGAAACAATAACATAGCTATAGGTGTACAAACTTTAGATGCTAATACAGGTTCTAGCAATACGGGGGTAGGACACGTAGCTCTTTCAGGAAATACCAGTGGTTCACAAAATTGTGCTTTTGGTGATGGAGCATTATTTAATAGTACAACTGCTTCAAATAATACAGCTATGGGATATACTGCGATGTATAGTAATACCACAGGAGCTTCAAATGCAGCCTATGGAGCTTACGCTTTGGATGCCAATACTACAGGTGATAGTAATACTTCAATAGGTTATTTTAGTCTTTCAAACAATACTATAGGCAGCAATAATACAGCTCTTGGTTCAAGTGCTTTAGCAGCGAATACTACAGGAATTAATAATGTGGCAGTTGGTACTTCTGTTTTAAATAATAGTTCAAGTGGTTATCAAAGTACTTCTGTAGGTAGTGTTTCAAGTTATAACCATACTACTGGATATAGAAATGTTGCTCTAGGTTATGCTGCTCATTACAGCGGTACTACAGGTGCTAATAATACAACCGCAGGATGGTATGCAGGTTATGGACTTACCACAGGTAACAATAATATCTGTATTGGTTATGGTTCTGGATATAATGGCGGTACAAACTCAGAAAGCACAGGAAATGATGGCATTTTTATCGGAGTTAATGCTCATGGTAATAATGATAGTTCTAAAGAAATAGTTTTAGGGCAATCCACTAGAGGAGCAGGTGGAGATAGATTTACTTTTGGTGAGGGTGTTGGTGGTAACAGGGTATATAATTCATATACTGTTAATGCTTCTTGGACTAGAGTTTCTGATGAAAGATATAAGACAGAAATTCAAGACAACAACGATTGTGGTTTAAACTTCATTAATGACTTGCGACCAGTTACTTTTAAATGGAAAGCAAAATCAGATATAGATGCTGATTTACCAGACTACAATCCAGAAGAAACAGAACCAAAACACAAAGAAAAACTTTATGGTTTAATTGCTCAAGAAGTTAAAGAAGCTCTTGAGAAAAACAACATTACAGACTTTGGTGGTTGGAATGTAGAAGAATCTTCAGGGATTCAAGCCATATCTCAAGAGATGTTTATTCATCCACTAATCAAAGCTGTACAAGAACTATCCAGTCAAGTAGAAAGCTTGAAAAAAGAAATTAATGACATAAAAGGAGGAAACTAAAATGTCAATTGAAAGAAACGTAGATGATATTCTAAATGCCGCAGACGATTCTGTTGCTTTAATAAATGGTATTAGTGATGGTAGCTGGGATGTTTCAGGAATGGAACAATCCGAAATTAACGATATGGTACAACGTAATGTCGATCATCTAAATATCGTATTGGCTTACGAAGAAGTAGTTGCTGATGACAGAGATAAGTCATCTTATGAAGATGCTATAGCTGTTGGTGAAGCATACGTAGCATAACATGAAAGTATTAGACGTTCTCAGTGGACCTTTGTCCGAGATTCTTGATAAGTTTGTTGCTGATAAAGATTTAAAAGCCAAGCTTAATCACGAGTTAAAAACCGAACTGCATAAAGCCAATATGGCGCAGATTGAAGTTAATAAAGTAGAGGCTGCTCATCGCAGTGTCTTTGTTAGCGGCTGGCGTCCGTTTACAGGCTGGAGTTGTGCTGCAGCACTCTTTTATCATTTTTTACTGCAACCTTTACTTGTTTTTGTTTTTTCTCTTTTAGGCTACCAATTTCAACTGCCAGAATTTGACATGAGTTCTCTTATGACTATACTTTTAGGTATGCTTGGTCTAGGTGGACTAAGAACATACGAAAAACAAAAAAACTTAACAAAATAAGGAGATTTAAATGTCTAAAAATACTCAAAAAACACCTCAAGTTAAAGAAATTAACTTTAATGGTAAAATTTACGAAATTGAATCCTTAACTCCAAGAGTTATAAATTCTTTTAATAACCTTGTTAAATTACAAAGCGAACTTAATGAGATTGCTTACGTTGCAGCTGTTAAACAAGCCGCACAAAAACAAATGTCATTAGAGCTAGAAGGCATGATCAAAGAAGATAAAATCAAAGAGATCGCAGAGCAAGAGCAGGTTAAAGACGATTCAGAAAAATAATGAAACGTTGGAAATACTTTACTGAGGATGAAGTAAAGTGTAAACACACTGGTTTATGTAGTATGGATGATGACTTCATGCATAAACTGGATATAATAAGAGAAGAGGTTGGTGTACCTTTTATTATTACTAGCGGCTATAGAGATAAAACACATCCTATAGAAGCCAAGAAAAAAACTCCAGGAGCCCACGCATCGGGCAAAGCAGTAGATATACTTATAAGAGGAAAGGACGCCTTAAAGTTAATAGAGGTCGCCTTAAAACATGGTATAACAGGCCTTGGTGTAAAACAGCATGGCGAGTCTAGGTTCATCCATCTTGATGATCTAGAATCTCAGCCAAACAGACCAAGACCAACAGTATGGAGTTACAAGTGAATGATAGTGAGTATAAAAGGTTAGAAAAAATAGAAGACAAATTAGATAAGCTGTCTGAGGCTATTATATCTATTGCTCGTATTGAAGAAAGAGTAAACACCGTCTTAAAACACAACGATCGTTTTTTTACCCGTTTTGAAAAATTAGAAGAACGAGTAGAAGACGTTGAGCAAAAAGCCAACTTAAACACAAGAGGTTTTAGTAGTATCGAAAGATTTTTCTGGATTATAGTTTCTGCAGTTGTCGCTGCAATAATGTATAATCTCAGATAAGATGGCGTATTTTAAACTTATAACTTTTAGTGGGATTGCTCCACAAGTTTCCCCAAGATTACTACAAGATTCTATTGGTCAAGAGGCTACTGACGTCAATTTAGATAGTGGCCGTTTGGTTCCTATTTATTCCAATTCACAAGTTAAAGTTCTAACCAATACGTCGCGTAACAGTATTTTTAAATACACCGATTCTCCTGAAAGGTGGTTACAGTTTGATGAAGAAGGTGTTAACGTCGTTAAAGGCCCTATCCCTGGTGATACCAATGATACTGTTTACTGGACAGGACAAAGTTACCCACGTATGGGTCGAAGTAGTGTTATTCTTGGTAGTGAGCCTTACCCAAGCAATTACTACAGAATGGGCATACCCGCCCCATCTTCTGCACCCACAGTTGCTTTAACTGCCCCTACTCAATTTAATGCCAGTATTACCACTGAAAATGGCTCAGGTGTTTTAACAGTAACTACTTCCAGTGATCACGACGGCGTTGTTGGAGAATACGTTAAACTAGCTGGTTTTGGTGTAACCAATGGTATTGAGGCTGTTGATATAAACAGAAGTTTTAAGATTGTTTCTGTACCAAGCACAACAACTTTAACTGTAGAAAGTAATGGAGCAGCTACTTCAACTGGTACTTCTAGTGTGATTACTAATGGCGCTTCATTTAAAGACGAATCAGATGCTCTTATTGATTACTCTACTTCATACGTTTACACTTTTGTTAGTGCCTATGGCGAAGAAGGGCCGCCTTCTGAGGCTTCAACAGTTATTACAACAGATGATAATAGAGAAGTAACTTTAAGTAATCTTGATACTTCCAGCCCTAAATCCAACACCAACCTTAGTTTAAAACGAATATACCGTTCTAATACGGGTTCAAACACTACAGCTTTTCAGTTTGTTAAAGAAATACCTTTAGCAACTGCTTCAACTACCGACGATTCTGATAATGATGATTTAGCTGAAGTTATTCCATCTTATTATTGGATTGGTCCACCAGACGACGACACTAGTACTTACCCAGATGGGCCTATGCAAGGTCTAACCGCTTTACCAAATGGTATTTTTGCTGGTTTTACCGGTAAACGTATTTGTTTTAGTGAGCCTTTTTTACCACATGCTTGGCCTGTTTCTTATCGCATAACTTTAGAGGAAGAAATTGTAGCTATTGGCGCTGCTGGTAATGGTGTTATTGTTACGACCAAAGGTACACCATATTTAATTGCTGGTACTGACCCGCAATCTATGAGTGCTATTCGTATTGAATCTGGGCAAGCTTGTCTTAAGAAAGAATCGCTCGTGGACATGGGCCCGTATGTCATGTACGCCTCACCTGATGGTTTAGTTATGGCTGCCGGCACCGACGTTAGAGTTGCTACCGAAGGTATTCTTTCTCCACAACAATGGCAAGCCGACTATTACCCAAGTACGATAAGAGGTTTTCTATGGGAAGGGCGTTATGTTGGTTTTTATGAAACAGGTTCTGGCTATGGTGGTTTTATTTTTGACCCAAGGGGTGGTGCTAATAGTTTAGTTACCTTAACTACTAGCGAAGAAATACAAGGGGGTTTTACCGATCCAGATGACAACCAGCTTTACCTTATTATTGATAACGATATTAAAAAGTTTCAAGGTGATACAAGCAGTAATGAAACACTTGTGTTTAAAACAAAAGAATTTGTTGTACCAAAGCCAACTAGTATGGGCTTTTTAAAAGTAGAAGCTGAAGCCTATCCTGTTACTGTTAAGGTTTATGGCGATGGTACTTTGTACTACAACGCAACTATTGGCGCTAGTGGTGCTTCTTATACTGTAACAGGTACAACACCAAGCTTTGCTCAAACAACTATTCCTGAGCCTATTGTTAGGCTGCCAGCTAAATTACACAAAACATATGCTATAGAAGTTGAGTCCAGCAATACTATTAATGAAATATGTATTGGGGAGTCAATGGACGAACTTAGGGGGATTTAATGGCTGGCAATAAGACTAAGGTCCCTGCTATAAAAAACATTCCAGGCCGAATTGACCCCGAACTACGAGCCACGCTTGAGTCTATGAAAGAGGCACAAGAGGTTAGACTTGGCCGTAGAGGAGACCCTAAAGATAGAGCCGTAACCTTACGAGAACTTATTGAAAGCGGCTTAGCTAAAGAACTTAAAGACAAACCTTTTGACCCTAATACTGGTACAGGAGGCGACTTTGGCCCTATAGTTGGCGGTGGCGCTGGTTCAGTTGGTACACCCCCTGCCCCCGTTGCGTTAACCGCGGTCGGTGTTTTTACTACTGTGCTATTGGGTTGGAATGGTTCTGAGGCTCTCCCCCCTTATGAAAATCATGCTTATACAGAGATTTGGCGTTCACGTACTAATGAACTTGGTACTGCAACTTTAAGAGGGACAACTGAAGGTTTTTCTTACGTTGATGAAGCAGGTTATGGTGAAACACTTTATTACTGGGTTAGATACGTTACAACCGAAAATGTAGCTGGGCCTTTTAATGATACCAATGGTACCGAAGCTACTACTTTAGAAAACATTGCTGAAGTTATGGCAGAGTTGTCAGAAGAACTACAAGATTTGCCGGGGTATCAAACTTTAAACTCTGACCTTTCTGATATAACCAGTGATATCTTGGACTTACAACAAGACGTATTAGACGAAGCAGCTGCAGCATCAAGAGTTATTAAGTCTACCTCAGCACCAACAGTGAGAAGTGATGGATCATCTTTACAGCCGGGAGATATTTGGATTGATACTGATGACAACAATCAAATGTATGTTAGAAATGCTTCGAACAATGGTTGGACTAAAGCAAGAGATTCTTCTTTAATTAGTTTATACAACACTTTAAGCTCAACTGTATCAACCAACTCAACGAATATAGCAACGGCTCAAGGTGACATTATTACTTTAACTACAGACACCTCTGCTAATGCTTCAGCCATCACAAACTTACAAAGTTCATTAAATACAACTAACTCAAATGTAAGTGCAAATAGTTCTTCTATTTCTAGTTTAACTACGCAAGTACAAAACAATGATGGCGATATAACTGCTCTGTCTGCTTCTTTAACTAGTTTAACTTCTACGGTAAATACAATTAATGGAGACTATGCAACTAACACTGCTTTGACTGCTCTAACATCAAGAGTTAGCACAAGTGAAGGTGATATAACTAATATTAATAGTTCTTTAACCAGTTTAACTACTACTGTTAATACTATTAATGGAGATTATGCTACTGGTACAGCAGTAAATGCTTTGACTTCAAGAGTTAGCACAAACGAAGGCAGTATTACTACGATTAACGGTTCATTAACTTCTTTGCAGTCTCAAATTACAGCAAACGATTTGGATATTACTGGTAATGCTACAGCAATAAGTGGATTAGATACTAGAGTTACTTCGGCTGAAGGTAATATTACTTCACAAGCCAGTGCTATAACTCAATTACAAACAGACGTAGGCAACACTAGTGCAAGCGTTACTACTCTACAAACTTCAGTTGCTGATTTAGAAGGCAATGCTGCAGCTGCTTATGTTTTACAAGTACAAGCAAATGGCTCAGTCGCTGGTATGGTAATTGAAGCCAATGCCTCAGGAGCAACTACAGGAACCGCGGTTCAGTTTGTTGCAGATAAATTTGCAATTTGGAATGGTACAACAGGAACAGCACCTTTTATTGTCAGCAGTGGTACAGTTTATATTGATAGCGCCCGTATTCAAGACGCGGGTATTACTACGGCAAAGATTGCTGATGCTGCTATTGAGAGTGCTAAAATTGGTGATGCTGAAATTACAACTGCAAAAATTAATGATGCAGCTATTACTACAGCTAAGATTAACGATTTAGCGGTCAATAATGCCAAGATAGCTGATTTAAATGCAGCTAAAATTAATGCAGGTTTAATAAACTCTGCTCGAATTAACGTTGACACTTTGGCAGTTAAACATTTTGCCAATGTATCTTCTAATATAGAAAGCCATATAGTAACCAACCCACCAACCTATGTACCTCTTCAAGTTTTTGGTAGTGCTTTTCAACGTGGCTCAACAAACTTTACAGTGCAAACACAAACAACGGGTAATTACTTACCATTGTCAATAAGTGAAGTTAGAAACGGTGCTAAATATCAAGCCATATGGACAGGTGTTTATGGTGACTGTACTGGAGGTTACTTAGAATATAGCCTAGATAACTCAACTTGGGTACAAGCTTCTGGTGGTATTCAAAACTTAGTGTTTGCTGCAGGGACTTTTAGAACTTATGTTTTTGCTTATAGTGGTACAATATCAGGACTAGGCTCAACCGCGGACACAGTATATTGGCGCGTGAGATGGGTAACTAAGTTAAGAAGTACATATCAATCTTTATATGTATTTATAGATAACACACAATAATATGACAGAGTACACAATATACAACACAGCTACAGGAGAGATAGGCACCTGTGGTGCTACCAACGCATCTCTTGATAGCATTAATTTAGAAGATGGACAATCAATCATTGAAGGTATTTATGAAGCAGAGTTATATAAAATTATTGATGGGCAACCAGTTGAACAAAATATATCTGTTTGGGAGTCTGCTAGGTACATACGAAACAACATGTTAACGGAATGCGATTGGACCCAATTAGTAGATGCTCCATTAACAGATGAGCAAAAAACTGCATGGCAAACCTATAGACAAGAATTAAGAGATTTACCTTCAAGCCAAGCTAATGTATCTTCAATAGAAGAAATTGTATTTCCAATACCACCAAGTAGTTAATTGTGGTAAGATTTATTTATGAAAAATAGTATTAATCAACCCGTGGGCTACAAAGAGTCTTTACCTTCAAAGAGTGTATCTAACATTCAGGTCTCAGTTGTACCTAACCATGATGGCAGTGTCTTTGGGGTAGTACCTGGTGAAGACTTGCACTACGAAGATTTAAAACCTATACCAAAGCAAGGAGAGTATTAATTATGTACGGCATGATGAAAAAGAAAAAACCTATGAAGAAAAAACCAGTAAAGAAAAAATCTTCAGTAGGTAAGAAAAAGAAATCTTACGGGTATTAAAATGGCAACAAGAAGATTAGGTAAACCTAAAGTAGGTAAGCAAGAACCACTTGGCAAGGTTAATAACATTCAAATGAAAAAGAACCAACCCAATAGTGCTAACTTTCCAGACTTAAACAAAGATGGCAAAGTAACTCAAGCCGATATTCTTATGGGCCGTGGAGTAAAACTTTAGTAATGGCTAGGACTGTAAAAAAACCTTCTATGAAAGTAGTTAAAAAAGGTTTAACTAAACGACAAGAAGCTGCTTTAAAACGGCACAACAAAGGTACTAGTGCTGAGCATAAAAAGTTTATGAGAAGAAGATTGCTTATGGGTGATACTATAAGACAAGCTCATAAAGCTTTTAAAAAGAAAAATGGCTAGAAATTATCGTAAAGAATACGATAACTACCACTCTAAACCTACTCAAAAAAAACGTAGAGCTGGCCGTAATAAAGCTAGAAGACTTATGGTTAAGCTTGGCAAAGCCAAAAAAGGTGACAACAAAGATGTTGCTCACAAAGACAACAACCCCTTAAATAGTATCCCAAAAAATATTAAAATGGAGGCTAGGAAATCAAACAGATCATTTCCTAGGACTAAAACAGCAAGAAGAAGAAAATGAGTAAAGGTTCAAAACGACGCCCAAGGCAGATTAGCGAACATGAATGGTTCGCTAATTGGGAACGGGTGTATGGAAAAAAAGATGGCAGTAAAGAAAAGAAAAACAACAAGTAAAAAGAAAGGAGCTACTCCTACGAATCCTAGTTTATATGCTAGAGTTAAAGCTGAAGCTAAACGAAAGTTTAAAGTTTGGCCTTCTGCATATGCTTCTGGTTGGTTAACTAAAACTTATAAACAAAGAGGCGGTAAGTATAAATAATGGCTAGCGCAAAACCAAAAGGTGGTTTAACCAAATGGTTTGGAGAAAAATGGGTAGACATTGGTAGGCCAAAGAAAAACGGCAAATACCAACCTTGCGGTAGAAAAAAAGCATCTACTAACAGAAAAGGTTATCCAAAGTGTGTTCCTGCAGCAAAAGCTGCTAAAATGACAGAATCACAGCGCAAGAGTGCTGTACGAAGAAAAAGAGCTAAAGCCCAAGGAGTAGGTGGTAAGCCAACAAGAGTAAGAACTTATGTCAGAAAAAAGAAAAAGTAAAAAAGACCCTAGATTAGCAAGAGCTGGTGTATCTGGTTTTAATAAACCAAAACGTACACCTAATCATCCTAAGAAGTCTCACATTGTTGTTGCTAAAGAAGGTAGCAAAATTAAAACAATTAGATTTGGTGAGCAAGGAGCTAAGACTGCAGGCAAACCTAAAAAAGGTGAGTCTGAAAGAATGAAAAAGAAAAGAGCTTCATTTAAAGCAAGACATAGAAGAAACATTGCTAAAGGCAAAATGTCAGCTGCCTATTGGGCAAATAAAGTTAAATGGTAACTCGTTCAAGCCACACGGCTCGGAAGTAGACTTTGTTGTAGTCGAAGGAACGCACATCTATAAAGGAGGTGCGTATGACAATTACAACACGACTAAGTTTTATAAAAGCAGTAAAAAAAGATAGAATAAAAAAGAAAGAACAATCGTATAGGTTGTTTTTATTAAAGAGAGGAAAAAATGATTGAATTAGTAATTGTATTAGCAATTGTTGCCGGGGTTGGGTTTGTAGTTTTAAATCCTAAGTATCCTGACAATGTAATAAAGTGGATTGCTAAAAAATTTAAAAAATAGAAAAAAACGACGCTCTCATTTGCCGTGTAAGGCGTTTTGTAGGGGTTCTAGGTACTATGAGTCCAGTTTTGCAGAAAATTTGTTAGACGGCGTCTTAGGGGCTACTAGCACTTTTTCGGCTCTTAACTGCCTAATTTGGAACCCTTCTTGAGCATTTCTGATATTTATTAGCTTTTTTTCAGTATTTTGCAACAAATCCCAGTCTCTTACTTCAGAAGCAGTACGTCCACAACCTTTACATCTTAGATCGCCCCATTGTGTAACAGTGCAATTTCCAATGCAAGGTGAATCTGCAAGACTAGAACAAACTCCATTTAAGGAAGTAAGTCTTGTATATCTAGTTTCCATTTTTTACGTCTATGAGTTTATTTAAGTACCACTGGGCTTTTAGTAAATCTTCCCCTTGGTTCTTATACTCATATCTCCATAAATATTTCATTATGTTTCCTTTTAGGTATCCCATGAACGCGTCTTCAGTCATACTTGCTTCGATGGCTTTGATACATTCAATTCCCAGCCGATTATGGTTGTAATGCGGCGGGTGGTTTACCATATCTTTTTTTATTTTAGGCATATTTTCTCCAAAAATGCAATGTAATTGTCGAACGAC